CTAACCTTTACTAAAAATGGCGGAAATATTCTTACCTAAATGGAAAAGCGGAAACGGATCGCAGTTTATGAAGAACCTCGACCGTTATTTGCGTTACGAAGTGGACATGGAAAAATCACAACTCGCAATGCGTGAGGCACAATGCCGTAAAGAGAACCGCGAGATGGGTTCCGCCAAAGCAGATGGACTTGGACAATTAAAAGCATCCATCCCCGCCCGCGATTATTTTCGTTGGCATCAATTTAAGCCAGGATGTTGGGGCGATAAGAGCTTTATCAAAGAGTACCTTCGCGACAACCCATCCTTCAAGGCTGAGTCCTTAACCAAGAAATCCTTTAGCGGACCAAGTTTTAAAGCGGCATGAGAGAAGTAGCGGTCAGTACAATGCTCACCAACCTGAAGCACCTGGTGGGCGTGGACTCGTTACTTACGACAGAACAGAATGCGGCAATCCGTAGCTTCAACCGCTTTGGACGGTTGGCATGGGAGCGCACAAGATGGCCCGATACTGTACGCTTGGAACAAAAGACACCTGATAATCAGGTACGCAATGTATCCGTAGGCACAGGAGGCACAGGATATACATCCGCCCCAACCGTTAGCTTTAGCGGGGGAGGGGGAAGCGGAGCCACCGCCACAGCGACAATAGACTCCAATGGATCAGTAAATGGAGTGGCAGTCACCGCAGGAGGAACAGGTTACACATCTGCCCCCACGGTATCCTTTTCAGGAGGAGGCGGGAGCGGAGCAGAAGCAGTATCCACAATCATGAATGTGATTGATTTTAATACGGATATTGGCGAAGTCCTCCGCATCTCAAACAATGATCCGTACGATACAGGATTTACGGATGAGGTAGCATTTCGCGTGGAGTATGCGAATAGTGGCTATGGTAAGGTTGTACTTACAAATCGCAGTAGCACGAAGCCCATCTTCTTACTATTCCGCGCTCCCTATATTGACTACACATCTAGCAGTACGGACTTCCCTTATGTGTTTAGCGAGTATGCCACATACGGAGCATACGGAGACTTCTTAAATTCAGACGGGCAAACAGACAAAGCCCAGGTCGCTTTTCAGCAGGCCGAATCACTTCTTTCTATGGAGCATGACAAGTTGGAGCGCCAACAGGGTCAGCAGAACTTTATACAATTCGTAACTTACGGAACAACATACCAAACCAATATTTAATCATGGCTAACGAATACAGAGGATTAGGACTAAACGGAGGAAAGTATATCTCAGACACTTCCGCGCATACAGGAAACTTTTTTTGCATTGTGGCGACTGAGGATACAGTTATCGACAGCATTACGAGCAATGTGGAGAACCTAAGTGATATTACCGCGTCCCAGGACAATACCACACTATCCGCAAACACCGCGATCTACGGAGGCATAACCGGAATCACTCTGAGTAGCGGTGCGGTAATCGCCTATAATGTATAATGGCACTAGCACTCGATCTTAATGTTGGCACGCCTCGTCCATTTACGACAAGTGGCGTACCTTCGCCACCAGGTCCCGATGGCGTTATACAGACAGAGGCGCAAGATTTCTTACAGGTAGAGGCCGGGCAATTTTTAGCATTCGACTAGGAGATAAAACAAAATGGCAAATAAGAAGATATCATCTTTAAACTCACTCGGCGGAACGCCCGATGATACTGATATTATTCCAATTACGGATGTGTCAGATACTACAGGTTCGGCTCAAGGTACAACCAAAAAGGTCACCGTAGCGAACCTCATGTCTGCGGGTCTCTTTTCGGATATAGTTTCAGAAACGACCACAGCACGGACATTAAGTGACTCGGATTGCGGCAAGGTTATAAATTGCTCTAACGCAAGTGCGGTAACAATTACTATACCTAGTACAGTAAGTGCAGGATTTAATTGCACAGTCGTACAGTCAGGAGCAGGACAGGTAACGGTTGCGGCGGGAGCAAGTGTTAATCTTTACTGCTATTCATCTGCTAAAGCAACGGCAGGGCAATATGCCTCCATCAATATTATCCCGTATGCAAGCAACTCGTATGTGCTTGAGGGCGACTTAGCCGCAAGTGGTAGTGGTGGTGGTTTTAATATCAGCACACTAGACACTGAAGCTACTATACTTGCAAGCAGTCCTACAAATCCGAGCGGTGAAGTAACGGTAGCTTATGCTACAGACACAACAAGACTGTGTGTTTATGACGGCGCCTCTTGGGTAACTTACGACAATAATTTTACAATATAATTAACAATGACTACTATAAATACTTGTACATCATCAACACGCCCTGCATCTCCTTCAGCTGGAGACACGCTTTTTGAAACGGATACAGAATCTCTAATTACTTATGACGGTTCTGCTTGGAAGTCTTACGGGGCTGACAACGGAAATTATAACTTAGACGGCACAAATGTAACAAGTGTTCGTCCTGTCCTGCACTTCGATGCTGAGTTTTTCAATGGTGTAGACACTTCCGGCAATCCATCAAACGACACATCAATTGATACTTCAACAGTATGGAAAAGTAGAGTAGGAGATAGTTATTTATCTCAACATACAGCAAGCGCACAGCCTCTTTTTAAATCATCAGGAACCAACTCCAAGCCTTATGTTTATTGTGATGGCGGAGACTTTTTGTATATATCGCGACCTGTGCTATTGCCTACAACTTTCACAATGTTTGCTATCGCAGAAGGAACAAGCGCGAACAAAATGACTTTTTTCGGTGGAACCGGCGCTGTAAAAAGTAGCTTAGGTGCCTCCGGGAATTTAGCGTGGATTTACACAGGCCAACAATATTTTTATTTTGGTGAAACTGGAGCGGCTAATGCGTCTGTACCTTTAGCTATTAACGGTGGCGAAATGCGTTCTCATTTAATTACTAGAGATTCATCCAACAATACGAAACTACACATGGATGGGGATAATGTAGGATCAATGACGGGTACAAATTCTGATCCTCAATTAATATCCACTGTATTTACAGGGAATTCAAACGCTTACCGAGCGGTAGGCAATGTATACGAAATGATGCTATTTGGTAGTGACCTATCTGATGCGGATCAAAACGCACTAGGTGCTTACGCTCAAGCTAAATACGGAAGCAGTAATCTTAATTGGACAAACTTTTAGTAACTATGAAATATTCAATACACAATACACAAGAAGAAGCACAAAGTGAATTGCAATCATTAAATTCGCATTTCAATCTACCTAACGAACAAGCTAAGTCTTATTCGACTATAGAGGAAGTAGATGGAGTTTTCCGTTTTAGAGTTAAAGACCAAGGTAAATGGAAAGCGGACGACATTGTTTCTAATGTTTCTGAGGTTGAGGAAGAAGCCGAGTTACCTGAATAAGGAATCATGGCTACTTTAAATACAGTCACATTAGAAGGTAAAACCGCATACACGCATACCGAGATGCTTACAACTCTTGAGGGCGAGGAGTGGACAGACCCTGACGCGAATCCTTAATGGCAACCGAGGTCGGAGAGAATGTACAGGTTAAAGCAAACCTCGCATTCATGGCGAAAGTTATCGCCATTGTTGGCACCGCTGTATGGGGCTACTCCGTCATTTGGAACAAGATTAATGAACTCGATAATAGCCTTGGGCGAGTGCAACACGAAGGCACTCTGCTTGGCGATTTATCTGCTCGCATGATGCACCTGGAGAAGTTCGCAGAGCAGGCAAAAGCGGATCTTGAGCATTTGGTAAATATGCAGGACGCTCCAATTACCTCCGACTATCAGCAGTTTGAGCGCTTAAAGTATATAGAAAAGGAGTTGGACAGGCTTCGCGACAGGGTGGAGAAGTGAGATGGAGATTTCACACTACATGTTTGCAGGAGTTGGCGTGGCCATATCAATCCTTGCATTCTTCATCAAGCGTAACAAGTGGGAGATCGATGACATGAAGGAGCGTCTCCGACAAATCGAGATTAGCGATGCCGGGCAATCCAAGGATGTCGAGCATCTGACCAAACTCTCCGAAGACCGCAGGCGGGATATACAGAAACTATTTGAGAAACTAGATGCTAAATAATGTTCGAGCTACTTACACTATTTTTGACGGGTGGGGGATCAGCCGCAATGGGCAGTATCCTCAAGGGCGTGTTTGGAATGCTCACAGATTCGAGGCAACAGAAGTATGAGATTGAAATGGCAAGAGAGGCTCGGAATAACGAGTTTGCAATTAAGTTCCAGGAAAGTCTCAACAGCGGTGATGGCGGTGCTTTTACTCGCGCAACTCGTAGGATGCTCGCGCTCATTGGGATGGGTACAATCTCATTCGTCACATGCATCACAGCAATTTTCCCATCAGTCCCACTCCTCAGTACAACAAATATTACAGGGGAAGGAAAAACAGAGATACTTTTCGGACTCCTCAGTTTTCCGGCAGAGCAAGCCAATTTGGTCGTCACTACAGGACACCTCTGCCTCTTCCAAACATCAGTCGTGTTGCCGATGATTGTGGGGTTTTACTTCACACCGGGAGGGCGTAGATAATGCTTGATCGCGTCTCAGTAGCGGGCATGAGCGGAACCGCCGCAACCTTTGGATTATCCACGATAGATACATTCTTAGGAATTGCAGTAGGGGCAGTCACACTCGTTTACATGAGCATAAAACTCTATCAGGAGTTAAAGAAGTAATGGCTAGGTACGAACCAATAGGCAGAATGGATGATCCTATTCTTACCGATGGGGATCGTGGATTTCGTGGTATTGATAGTTACCTAGAGCCTACTACTTTACAGGGCGGTACTGTTGAAACATCGCAGAATATGCGACTAGACGGAGATATTGCATCTGTACGCAAAGGCATAGAATTTAAAGCAGGCGGGGTATCCCTTACTTATTCCGCAGGCACAGAGGAAGTATTTGCATCCACCTTATTTTCCGACCCGGTAACAGGAACAGAGTTTATTGCCTGTGCCACAAAGGATAAGGTAATCCTATGGAATGATCAGAATAATAGCGGTATCGATATCGCATATCCTGGCGGTCAAACGGTAGCAAGCGGGGATAATGCTAGCTTCGTGCAGGCGATGGAGAAACTAATCCTGTTTCGTGGCACCGGTAAAGATCCGCTCGAATGGGATGGGGACTTTACGACCCCCACTGCATTTACGCTCAAGAATAATGCAACCCCCACAGCGGGCAGAGTGGAATGTCCGAGTACAAACTTTGGCACCTTCTTTGCAAACAGACTGATCGTACCACAGCCAAGTGATTCGCAGTATACCGTAATCATGTCTGACCTCCTGGATACGGATAACTTTTATCCCGCAGAATCGCAGTTTAGGATTAATCGTGGAACTGCTGATTTTCTAGTGGGATTTACTCCTTACCTGGAGAATCAATTACTCGTATTTTTCCGCAACTCGATCCACATGATAAACAATGTGGCACTTACCAATTCAGCGGGAGTCTTTGAGATTACCCGCCAACGCGGATGCGTGGCCCGCAAGAGCATAGCCGCGAGTGGACCACAGATATACTTCTTATCCGATGATGGTGTATTTACCCTGCAACAAGGGCTTGACCCCGCCAAGGGATTAGGAGTCGCAATCTCGAAGGTAAGCGGAGAAGCAATCCCATTATCCCGCCCAATACAGGATCAATTTAAAGAAGTAAACTTCGCCTCTGCGGACAAAGCATGTGGTATCGTATTTGATAATAAATACTACCTCGCAGTCCCCACAGGTTCATCCACCGACAATAATAAAATCTTAGTATATGATATCCTTAACACAGCATGGACTTCAGTAGATTCCTTCCCCGCAGGCTTTGTAATCGATGACTTTGTCACCGTATTGCATGGAAGCGATCCCACCAAGCGGAGACTCTTCGCAGTCAACGATAAGGGATGGCATTTAATCGAGGAAGGCACCACCGACATCACGGGAACGGTAGGGAGCGCAAGCACCACATCCACCGCGATAAGTGCCAAGCTGAAGACCCGCTCCTTTACATTCGGAAATATCGATGTAAAGAGTTGGAAGAGGGGGCAGTTGGGATGCGAAGTGAGCAACGGGGATCAGTTCACGATCAAGGTCAATACAACAGACCCGGATCGGACGAACACCGTACACACGGAGAATGCGACATCGAGCGAGGAGAAGCTGATACGCTTTGGGAGTGGACGCGCAAGAGGTTACGCGGCAAATGTCGAGATCGATGTAACAGCAGGGCGGCCTAGCTTTCGCCATGTATCGCTTGAAGCGATAACGGGCGGAGCGAATGCACGGAGGGAGATTGCATAATGGCGGTAACCGCCACAGTTACCCGTGGTTTTACCTTCGCCACAGGCGTGGAGACCGATGCCGCATCGCTTAATCAATTGGGCGAACCCACCGTCACCGTAGATTCCATCTCCGCCACCTCCGTTACCCTGGAGAATTTTACCGTATCCTCACTACCCGCAAATGGAACAACGGGCAGAATGATATATGTGAGTGATGGAGACGGGGGCAACCCGTGCCTTGCCGTGGATAACGGCACGAATTGGTTGCGCGTAAATCTCGGTAGTGCGGTGAGCGCCACCGATGCAGACGAATACCTAATGGCAGAATGAACATACTCGAACAAGCTAAGAGGTTTTACGATAAAACAGGCGGTAATATGTTTGCGGATATATCGGCATACTCTGCCAACGGGTATGTGTTTATTACCCCCACCACGCTACTGCTTGGTAAATCGGTGAGGACAGATATTGATACCCACCCTGACGATCAATGGAATCCACCTGGAGCGGACGCATGGTATGTGCGTACCGCGATAGGAGATGACAGTATAAAAGAATTTATCTCACGCATACCATACCCATTACCGTTTGTTGGATGGATGCGTGAACTGAAACAAAGACCAATTAAGTGGTACGACTTTAATAGAATTAATCGGAGGAAATAAAAATGGGCGGCGGAACACCAACTTACAACTATCCTAAACAACCAACTTATGGCGAAGGCATGGCCGATGCCATGAAGGCACAAATGGAGCAACTGCTAGGGCAGGGTGATTTTGCTGATATTTACGCAGATGCAGGATTTGAGGGAGGCAATCTCGCAGACATTATTCGAGAAGTTGAAGCACCACTTCGCCAACAAACCGCACAGACGGATACGGATGTTCTGCGTCAGACATTGTTGGGTAATAGGACGGAGTCAACTAGCGGTACTTACGATGACGAGGGGCGATTGGTTGTTGGGTACGAAGGTGGCAAGGAGGCGACTACTGTAACTAAAAATGTTAAGCCCGATGTAGAATTTGTAGAAGTAAAGAAAGCTTTTTCCCCAGGAATTCGTTCAAATGCAAAAAGAGAGCCTGCTATCTATAAAATTACCTTCAAAGATCCAAATACAGGCACAGTTATTCAAGAGGGATTTACTCCATTTAGTGGAAGAGAGCAAGACAAAGAGATGGTAAGGAGTGGTAGGAGTCTTAATGGAAAACCGGTATCAATTGGATTAGCGCCATCCATTGAAATGGCATCAGAAAGTTCAGGGGTTTTTAATTCAGCGCCAGGTATTGGATTAACAGGACAAAAAGCTATAAATTATTTTACAAAACAAGGGCTTACTCCTGTTGACCTTTCTAATAGCGGAAAACTAGAAGCTACAACTTCAACTCCCCCTAAAGACGCAGTCCCCGTTTACGGTAAAGATCCAAACGGAAACATAATCGTAGATAAGTCAAAAGCGGGACAGACGGAAACAATACCCGCCTCATTCTCAGGTGACGGAATGATTAATCTTCTCGGAGATAGTCGCAATGTGCAGGAGTTTACCACCCGCCAAGCCACAGAGGATGATGTTGCCGCAGGACTCGCCTCCGAAGTGGGTGAATCAATCACAGAAGCAACGGGTAACCGCAAGGCAGGCTTTGATGCAGACGGTAACTTCCTTGGCCTTTCCGCATTTAGTGAAGATCTCGCACGCGGTAGTTTATCCCGCCAACGCGAGGCAGACCTGGCGGATGTGGAGCGGTTATCTGATCGCTATCGCGGGGTAATGGAAGATTACAAACCCGCCGCCACAAGCGGATTGGATGATGCCCGTATTCTGCTTGAACAACAGCGCGAAAACCTCACAGGATTACGCAAACCAACACAGGCAGAACTTGATGCAGATCCTTCGCTTGATCCTGATAGTTTGATAAACACAGGTACCGGATCAGGCGGTCCCGTAACAATACCCACAGATGATACCTACGGAGGCGATGTAACAGCCGCAACGATGGATGCCGCACAAGTTGCAGACCCATTACAGTTACAAGCAAACACACAATTTCAGGGAGATCTCGCAACAGGTACAGGTAATGACACTCTAAGATCCGCACTTCTTGGAGATGCCAAGACTGCGCTAGACTCAGGACTTACGGATCGCGAGCAAGCACAAATCGCAAATGCCGCCCGTGCGAGACAAACCCTCATGGGTAGAACATTTGATCAAAGCGGTGCAATCGCAGAAGCAGAAGCTCGCGTCCAGGAGGATAATGCACGCCGTATGCAAAACCGTTCATTTGCCCAATCTGTACTCGGACAGGAAGCAAGAAAGCAACAGGGCGATATTACTAGAGGTATGGCACAGGAGAGCGAGCAGGCAGGATTACAGCAAAGAGCAGACCTTACACAGGCGCAGATGGATCAACAGGCAAATGCGTTTGATGCTGATGCACTACAAAGATCCCGGATGGGAAATCAGGCACAGCGCCAACAGGCTAATCAGTTTGGCGTGGGTGCTGAAATGGACGCGGAGCGTCTGAACGAGCAACTCCGTCAGCAGGGATTATCGAATTACATCAATGCGGTGGGTAATCTCGCGCAGATGGAAGATAAGTTTATGCTCGATCCATTCCAGGCACTACTTGGAAGAGGAGGCGGAAATGCTCTGCAACAAGGACAGTCCGTATTCGGACAGGCGAACTATGGACTATCGAGCGGACCGCAATACCTAAACCCCGAAGCCGGATTAGGATTTATTTCGCAGATGGCGGCTAACGATGCAAATATGTATGCCGCAAATGTAGCCGCAGATGCGAGCAGGAGTGCAGGACTGATGGGCGGACTAGGTGCATTGGGTGGGGGATTACTAAGCAATGCTTCACTCTTCTGTTGGGTAGCCCGCGAAGTATATGGTCCCACAAATCCCGCATGGCTACAGTTCCGCGAGTGGATGTTTAACGAATCACCGCAATGGTTCTTCGACCTTTATCGTAAATATGGCGAGCGCTTCGCATCCTGGATAAGCGACAAACCTCGCCTCAAAGGAATTATCCGCAAGTGGATGGACTCTAAAATAGGAGACAAATAATCATGGCTAGACGACCATTCTTTTCAGGTAACTACGGATCAGCGCTCGGCTCGACCGCTAATGCCGCCAACCTCATCGCGAGGGCAGGGCAACAGCAAGGACAGATGCTTGCCAATATGGGTCAACAGATAGGCGGTATGATTCAGCAGTACGGGCTTAATAAGGAGAAGCGTGCGGAACTTACAAATCAGATCGAAAGTGCTATAAGGTTCAATCCTGAGTATCTGTCTAGGATGACCTCAACCGGAGATGAGGAGGCAGACAAGAAGGCTCAGAACACTATAGATAAACTTGCTAAAGGTGACTTAAATATGTCGCAACTTAAAGGTTTAGCAGGCGACCTTGCTATGATGGAAAAGGTAGACCTTAAAAAGGAACGAGAGCAAACAGCACAGCTAAATAAAAAGTTACTTAATGAGCGATTACTTACTAGTCAGGAAGCAAGAGAAGCAAACAAAGAGTTATCAGAAATAAAAAAGGCAGAGACGCAAAGAGTTGAAAACACTTACAAAGCATACGAGAGACAACTTGATGACTTGCAAAATAGGATTTTAAACGGTGCAAAATATGAGGATTTTTCCGTACAAGATCGTTTAATACTAGGTAACTCTGCGGGTATAACAAATAGAACCTTACCCTTGGAGGAATTGATTTATGACCCAAGCAAAGATTTAGACTTTGCGACTGCGCAACAGGAATTTGAAAACATAAAAAAGCAGGGCAAGAAAACTGATCAAGATATTGAGATGGGTAAGCTAGAGTTAGGAGAAAAGAAAACAGAGATTGCAAGGACTCCTGACTTTACTGATCGCGACTCGGCACTTGCGGCTACTTCAGATTTACCGGAAGGCGTGAGCGCAGATATTAAGAAATTTAAAAATGGATTCAATGTTGAGTACAAATACAAAGCTAAAGAATTTACAGACATTCCATCCGTGCCAGGATTTCCTAATTATAAAATTGTTGGCGGATATGTTTATGAAGGAGATCCTAAAACCAAGAAGTTAACAAAGCTTGGGTCTGAGAATTTTGGAGAAAAATCTGAATTGTTGCAAAAAGCAATTGAATCGCTCTCAACCAAAGATGTAGAGCAATATAGCCTAGCAAAGGCTAGAGGAGAAAAAAATGAAGATGGTGACTACGATGTGATAGACCCGGCTACGCGTGAAACCTTTACTTTTCCTTACAACCAAGATCTTGAAAATAGATTAATTTACCTAGATGGTTTACGAAATAAACTTCAAACACAGCTTGATGTTGATCTAGACCTTACAACTCCATGAGCGTAGCAAACTTCATAAAAGGGACTGCGACCCAAGTAGGTAGGTATAAAAATAAACATGGCTTAGTGGGAATACCTAATACAACTACATCTAATATGGGTCGTGGTTTTGGACTTAAAGATCCTGTGACAGGTAGAATGGCGACTGTCGGACAAAGAAAAGATTTAGTAAGATCAGGTACAAAGCGTATTTCGGGCGGAGTAGCTACTACAGGAACGGTGATTAGAGTCTTAACTGACGATGGAGTAAAAAATGTCCGTATAAATGGAGAGGAAGCTACTCCTGAAGAGATTGAGCAAATTAAGGCACACTACAAAATTGAGCAATCTTACGATGACATGGGTGGAACGCAGACTGCACCAATGCGGATTACTGCTCCACCACAGTCACGCCAAATACCGGAATTAAAACCTGATCCGTTGTCTCCACAGGAAAGAGAGATTGCTCGACTCAAAGCGGAAAGACTAATGAAGGAGCAACAACAACCTGGAGTAGGTACGGTTGCAACAAAGTTGGTGCGTCCAAGATTCCAAGGCGAGCAACCTTCTCAAGGAGAGGTAGCTTTGGGTAAAGGTATGGGTAGGGCAGTAAGTTCTTTAGGTGCAGTTGCATCTGCTGTTGCTGGCGATGCAGATAGAGCAAAAGAGATAGATGCCAATATAGCAAAAATACCCTACGAGGAAGGCGTACCAGGTTTAGCAGAAGGTATATCGCAATTTTTAACTATAGGTTCGCCAACCATGCAGATTACTAAATCACTAGTAAAAGGCCCTGTGAAGCAAACCGTAATAGCATCCGGTGCAACAGGAGGGTTGGGCTTTAGCGGACAGGAAGCTAGGTTGTCTGACTTGGTACAGCAGTATCCTATGATTTCTAATCCTGTTACTGACTTTTTGGCATCAGATGTAGATGATTCTTTTGCTCTTGGAAGATTTAAAAGTGCGCTAGAAATGGCGGGGCTTGATAGTGCTTTGGCTCTTCCATTTATACGATCCGTCAGACAAACTAGAACACAAGCTAGGCAGTCTAAGAGTAATGGAGAAGTCGAGTTGGCACAAAAGATTGAGAGCGATGCTTCAAATAAGAAAGTCGCAACCAATAACCAAGGAATAGCTTATTCAGGTGCGGTAAGATTACCTAATAAAGTTGTGGAGACTATAACCAAACCTGTCGAGTTTGCGCTCAAGGGCGGTAATTATGCCATGCAACAGTCTAGAGTCTTTAGTGATGAAGCAATTCGACCGTTGAAGGCACGCATCGAAGAGTTAAGTCCTAGAATGGCTCACAAGCTTGATGAGTTTGAGGTAAATCAAAATATGCTTGCGGGAAATTATATGCATAAAGCCGCACCTTTTTTGCGTTCATTTAAGAAGATGTCATCCAAAGATCGCAAAAAGTTTACAAGGCACGCACTAAATAGCGAGATGCCTGAAGCATATGATGTGCTGAAGCGATACAATAACAAGCTTCCTGGAGTTAAAAGAGAGTTTGATGAATTGCGGACTATCTTTGATGATATTCATAAATTGGCACAGAACAATGGCATAGATATTCCATATCGCAAAGACTACCTTCCACGCATAATGAAAGACTACGAAGGTTTTCGCAAAGCGATTGGTAAAGATTTAAGAGATCCAATCGATGATGCTATCGAAGCTGCTTTTAGGGAAAAAAATAATATAGCCCCAGGGCAACCATTACCGCAAAACCCAACCCAATTAACAAAGTTTGAGGAAAGAGAAGCAGTTCGCAAATTCCTAGAAGGGCAGAAATATACAGGCGATGGCACTCCAGGGTTTATGAAAAATCGCGTCATTGATAAAATCGAGGAAGATCATTTAAAATTCTACGGTAGCTTTGAGGAAAATATACAAAACTACATAAACAATGTAACTTACCGTGTAGCTAAGAACCAATTTACAGGGAAGGTGCAAGGAGTGGAAGGTTACACAGAGTTGTTAAGTAAACTCCAACAGCGAGGTAAGTTATCGAGCGAAAATACTAGGGAGATAAATAGGCTTATTGGTGTGCGTCTTGATGGTGGCGAGCAATCAATAGGAAAAGGTCTACAGATGTTTAGAGATGGCGTTTACTTATCAAGTATTGCAAATCCGATTTCTACGATTACTCAGGCATCTGAGTTTATGCTTAACGCATACAGGTATGGTACATTCGACACACTTGCCACAACAGGTAAAACCTTAAGGAGGAAGGGCGTAACTATGTCAGATATAGGCATTGATGACATAGCTCAAGAGTTTGCCGAGCCACTTGCTCAATCACAGCGTGGCGCTTTTGGAAAAGCACAAAAAGGTTTAAACGATTTTCTCCGCAAGTCATTAGGCGTTGTTCAATTTAAACGCATGGATGAGTTAATGAAGGAATCCAACCTCAATACTGCTATGCGTGTAGGTCAAAAGAAGGTAGCAAACAAGCAGTCAAAAGAGTACCAAGAATTTGCCAAGGAAATGGCAGAGTATTATGGGCCTGAGACAAAAAAGTTTCTAGACGCTTTGAAGCGTGGAGATGTCGGAGATCCTAATGTTAAGACATATCTTTATTCTCAACTTGCAAAGACTCAGCCTATTGGTCTGTCAGAATATCCTGAAGTGTACCTTAAAAATCCCTCGATGCGGCCACTTTACTTTTTAAAAAGCTTTGGACTCAAGCAACTAGAGACAACTCGCAGGGATGTATTACGAAAGTTAGGAAGCGGAAATGCAGATGAAATTCGTGAAGGTATGAAGCAGGGAGTACGCCTATCCCTATTGTTTGGCGGTGCAATGACTACAAATAATTTATTCAAAGATTACTTATTGGATCGCGATGATAAACCTGGTATGCTTGGCGATCAAATGCCCACAAAGGAAAACGCTTTGGATGCGGGAGCAGATGCTATTCTTACCTTGTTTGGGCTTAGTAGATATTTTACGAGAAAGTTTGCTGATGAACCTTATCAAGCAGTCACCGATCTTATAATGCCACCTAAATTATCTGAGTTAATAGAAACCGGAGTAAATGTAGGTAAGGGTGATTTTAATAAAGTAGGAAAGACGATAGAAAAGAATATACCTTTTGGTGGTAAAATCTACAGCGAGCATTGGGGATCTGCTTCAGATTATAAGCGGAAGAAAAGAATACAGGAGTATAAAGCGAAAAAGCGTAGGATGGAAAAGGCATTGGAGATGCCAAACATACCTGATATTCCTGACTTAAACTTTGAGTAGTTGACAAAATCCAAGACAGCAAGTAGCCTCTAAACACAAGGTATATCATAGTACCTTTTCTTTCTATAAGGACCGTCTTTTAACCGAGGCGGTTCTTTTTTTTAGAAAAATCAGAAAAGTGCTTGACGACAAATAAATCGTCTGATTGTAATCTCAACATGCTTTGCGCTTGATTGGAAGCAATTGACATAAATTTTTATGTCCGTTGACTCTTAATCAATTGGTTCGGGGTTCGAGTCCCCGGCCCGGTACCAAGTGATCTTGGAGGCGTGAAGCGTAAATAATTACGCAAAAACCACATAGAAAGAGAAAAAAAAGGGAAACCACGCCATGTACACTTTACAAGACTCCGAAGATTTTACACAATCCGCCACCCCCATGATATCTGACAACGGATTTATTCGCTTCGAAGGTGTACGGAAACAATTGCCCATTTCTAACTTCTTTGAAATATACAGAACGCAAACGCTTGTCGCAAAGCGACAGGCGAACGAGCGCACAAAAGGAAATAATATCCTGCGCATGGAGCAGATCCTAAGACATTACGGAATCGATCCCGCTAAGGCAGACATATCCGCATTTGCTAGTAAAACGGGAGCAAGGATTCCGATCTGCGATGATTGGGTAGCACATCGTGGTTCCAATGAGATGCGTCAGGCACGATCTTTATTCAGTAAGGCGTGGATAAAGCGTTATAAGCAGTTAGGGATCGATACCTCATGGTTTAATAATTGGATCGCATTGAGTTTGGAGGGCGTGCAAGTCACGCCATTTGATGCGAATCGTAAGGAGTTGGATAAAATCCGCGAGTCCTGTGAAGCGCTCAAGGAGTCCGACCCCGCAATGTATTTGATGTACGCTTTGGCGTACGGATTAGGTCTTCGTAGTAGTGAAATCCAACGGGCAAGGTTTGATGATCTACACGAAGATTTCGATGGAAATAAACTGATAAGAATCCACTCTCCCAAAAGCGGTGGTCAATACCAGGATCGTCCCTGCGATCCATCGTGGTGGGAACTTATCACCTCCTTTAAAACATCGAACGATGCTTTAATCGTACCTGTTCAGGAGGACCGCATAACGCGCGAGTTTCCATCTTTTCTACGGCGGAAGTGCGGGGTGGTGGATGATCGCCCCGTACACCGCCTGCGAAAGTACTGCGGACACCGGGTGATGAGGAAGAATGGGAATAATGCTTTTGTGGCGAGTAAAGCTCTCGGTCACTCAAGCGTGGAAGTTACCTCCCGTGTCTATGTTGGAATGCCTACGATCCAACGGAGTTTCTAGCACTCAGTAGGACTTAAATTTCTTGCCCAAGAAACAATGCGTCATAAAACTACAGAAAAAATAACTACAGATGACTACAAAATATACCACTTCGGTAATGGATGGTCTTCGCTTGGAGCATGAAGGCGGGAACGAAATTACGATAACAGCAGAAACCCCCACGAAGGTGGGCATAGAGGTTCTAATTAAAGAACTACTTACTTTTTTACCATCTTCAGATGGAGAGGGAGCGGAAGAGAATCATCTTCTGTCCCTTCATCAAGCGCCTTACAAGCTGCCTGAAGTAAGAGATCATATACCTGAGCCTGCATAAGGCTAGTACGATCCGCAACTGCTTTAACTTTGTCTCTGACTGAAGGTGAAAGCCTCAGAGATACAGGCTTTGTGAGTATTTGTCGTCCCATGTGGACAATAAAAACACATAACTACATGCAAATACAACAAAAAAATAACAACTAAAAATATACAAAATTATAATGGGATTCTTAGATAACATAAAAGATGTTCCGCAAAGCTCTTCGAGCGGTGGCGGTAATTACATGAAATTAACGCAAGGTACGAATCATTTTCGTATAGTTGGATCTTCCGATGATGGTGGAGTAATCCAGGGTATGCTAGGTTGGGCGGGTTCCGCTGATGGTGGAAGAAGACCGCATCGTTGGAAGATCGGAGAGGATGCGCCAATGAGTTTTGAAGAGAAACCAAAGCAGTTCTTGGCGATGCTCGTATATAACTATGAGGAGGAGCGTATACAGATACTTGAATTGACTCAGGCAAAGTTACGCCAGGAGTTAATCACGCTTGCGAAGGATGAGGATTGGGGAGATCCACGCAAGTATGACCTGAAGATTGTACGCAATGGCGAAGGTTTGGAAACATCCTATGCGATGACTCCATCTCCGCACAAGAAGCGTAGTGATGAGATCAATGCGGCGGTGAAGGAGATGAAGATAAACCTCGAAGCATTATTCACCGGGGATGATCCATTTGCGCCACCTCCTGAGCCTGAAGATAACGCAAAAGAGGAGGACCCATTCTGATGGCGATTAGCGACATAAAAAAGATAGTGGCGGATTACATGGGAACTACGGTTGATGAGATCAATTCCCGTAATCGTTTCAAGAATGTGGCACTAGCTCGTCAGATCGCGATGTTCTATTCGCATCTGATGGGCAACACACAGGAGGAAGTGGCTGAGAAGTTTGATCGAGTCCATACGAATGTGACCCATGCGGTGAAGAAGGTAAAGCAATGGCGGGAATGTGATCATGAGATCCGCGCAATGCTTGAAGGCATAGAAGGACAATATCCTCAACTGAAAGGCTTATCATGCTAAAGGATGGTATATCTAACGCAGAGTACCACGGGTCGGGCGAGTTATCTCGCTCGACTGCGTGGAGTCTAATCAACACATGCCCCGCCAAGGTGAGGCACGATATGAATAATCGTAAACCGAGCAGTCCTGCCCTGGTCATAGGGAGTGGATTTCATACCGCTACATTGGAACCGGAAAAATTGGATGACGAGTTTGCGGTAAAGCCCAATGAGATAGACGGGCAGGGTCCACGAACCAAGCACTACAAGGAATCGTTTGAACTTATGCAGAAGAGTGAACCGGATAAGCAATGGCTTGCTCCTGCGGATTACGATCTGATTCTAGAGATGGCGGGAAGTGCATTGGAAAATCCTGTTCTTCGGCACTACATGGCGGATATTGATAAGGTAGTGGAAGGCACGGGATACTTCGAGATGGAAGGTGCCAAGTGTAAGGTAAGACCTGACTTGTATATCCCCGGCGCGGGTGTGGTGATTGATTTAAAAAGCACACAGGATGCATCCAATCGTGGATTCACTAAGAGTGTGCGTCAGTTTGGTTATTTATTTCAGGCATGTTGGTACATGCACGCATTACGATTACTCGGAGAGAAACCCAAGCAGTTCGTATTCATAGCGGTGGAGAAGACAGCACCGTATGCTACTGCCGCCTACACCATAAAGGAGAGCGATATAAACAAGCAATTCTCCAATATGGAAAGAGCGTGCCAATTGTGGGCCTCCTGCCAATCAAGTGGCATTTGGCCTGGGTATAGCGACATGGTGGAAACCTTGGATCTTGGTTCGCAGATTACGAATAACCGTCTAAACATTTCGCAATTGGCGGACAAGTTTGGGGTCAGTCGTACCTATGTTTACCGGATCATCGAGGAGCATGAGCTACACAGCGTCACCGTGGGCAATAGGCGGACGATTGACATTACCGATTTTGCCAATGCGGTGAGACGCGACTCGGAGGGAAAGGCGGCATGAATTACCTGGACAACACAAAACAGGCACTTGCTTTGGCGAGTGATAAATTAGCCAAGGCTGATCTATTCGGTGCGGTAACGGTGATGCAAGCGGCCCTCGAGCAAGTGGTCGCCCATTTGCGGAATGAGGATCTTAATAATGTGAGCGATCCTGATCTCATCCTGCACTTCGAGGAAGATTGCACAGACGAGAAGGAGGAAGCATGAAGCTTACGATTGGCATAGATCCCGGCAAGAGTGGTGGATACGCCATTGCATGGGGAGGACAGCATAAGATTGCTCTGCACACCCTCGATGAAGACTTCGAGTTTGTTGAGCATATGCAAGACCTGAAAGACCATCCTGATGTGACAAGCATTGAGGCTGTGGTTGAGCATGTTCCTCCCTTTGCCGGGAAGATGATTCCATCGAGTACTAGTTTTAAGCTTGGTAAATCATGCGGATTCTTGGAAGGCGTACTCAGAGCATTGGAGATCCCGTTCGTCCTCGTGCGTCCACAGGAGTGGCAGAAGGGTCTAAGTGGGCTAAGTGGGCTAACCTCAAACAAGCGTAAGAAAGCGCTCATGAATCACGCAAAGCAGTTCTTTCCCTCAACCAAGGGACTTAAATTACAAACAGCAGATGCCATTCTAATTCTGAGGCATCATTTAAATAACAAATAAATAAGGAGAAAAATACTATGGGAATACCACAAATAAATGAAGAGTTAAAAATAAGTGATTATCTGTACGATCCAAGTCGCGATATATATGCATCGATAAGGACTATACATCCAAAGGTGGCAGAGCAGATTCTACAAGCAAAGGCAAACAATCGAGCAATTAGCAGATCAACTGTAAATGTGTACACAAAATACATGACTGATGGATCTTGGATTCTAAACGGGCAACCTATTATATTTTCCAATAATGTTCTAATTGATGGACAGCATAGACTATCTGCCTGTGTAAAGAGTAGGAAACCACTAGAAGCGCTCGTAGTTGAAATAGGAGACACAAGGGCATTCAGGACGCTAGACCAAGGTAAGCGCAGAAGTGGCGCAGATGTTCTTGGAATAGATGGGCATTCAAACACCTCAGTTCTTTATACCGCACTTTGTATATTAGAGAAGATCTCCAAAGATGGTGAGCTTGGATATAATCAGACGGGAGGATCCGCCAAAGTGGTCATCCCTAACCATGAGGTTGATTTGATAGCCAAAAAATATCCAGGCATAGAGGAGTCCACTAAGTTAGCTAGGGCTTTTGTAAGAAACCTTAAGATTAGAGTAGGTCCAACTGCTGTACTCCACTATCTCTTGCGTCAAACAGAATTAGAGTATGCTCCATTTGGTGATAAGGATGCGTCTTCATTCGCAGATCAATTCATGGATATATTGGCAACAGGTATGGGATTACAAAAAGGAGATCCGATTCTTTATTTTAGGAATGCCTTGATAAAAAGAATATCTGAGAAGGAGAAAACAGCACCGCATTATATAATCAGGGGTGGGATTCTTACTTGGAATAATTGGATCAGAAATAAGAAAGTCTCCAAGTTTGTTTTAAAAGCAGACCCAAGGATTCCTTCTGTACTTAAGCCACTATAATTATCATGGATGGGATAAGAAATGTACTTAAGTTACTACTTCATGGACTGCTTTTTGCAGTCTGTGGGGTAGTATTTTTCACAATTATCATGGGACTTGTTTGCACAATTTTAGGATTATAATGACAGACGAAATACAGAAAAAGACAGAACTGCGCATCAAGGTTCCTCAATGGATAAGTGATCTTTTGAAAGAGCATTGTGATCTTTATGGAGTGACCGCAGTTTCCACCATTACTCCACTCCTGGTGGAGTATCTGCGGCATCCCTCGCGCGTGCGCGACAATTGTTCCAATTGTTTTAATATTAATAATAGCGAAAAATCCGCGATTAGTGGAAAGAAGAAAACAAAAACGAGGGCATCCAAGATACCCTCTAATTTTGATCCTCCCAAAGAGATTGCATTGAAGGAAGGACTCAATCACTCGGAAGCGGTTTCCATCTTCGTGGATTGGGCGAAGGGCAAGGGACATGTCCAAGCAGATTGGATTGCCACATATCGCAATGCATGCAGGAGATGGATCAAGGACAAGATGCCCCAGGCAAATAACGATCCAATCCTCAAGGAGGTCACAATTCCTGAATACGAGGACGAGGAAGAGTTTTGATGGATTTCCTTGTATCAGAGCAGGCGGTCCTAGCCGCATGTCTTAGGGATGACACAAATCTCTCCACCGCCACAGCGGTTGAGCGTTTAACGGAGGATGACTTCACCTCGCCCGCGCACAAAGCGATATTCCGTTTGATCGCACAGCGATCCGAGGTCAACGAGGTGGATGTGGCGATTGAGCTACCTGAGTATTCCTCAGAAGCTCTAGAACTTGCGGAGAAGTATGGCGGTGGACAGGTGGAGAGATATGTGGATCAATTGGTGGAGTCGAGGAACAGACGCGAAGTGGAACGAGCGCTCATGGTATCTACGGATATGCTCAGGGAGGGTAAACAATCAGATGAGATTGCCTCAGAGTTCAATCTCAGGGTAGCCAAAGCATTAGCATCAGGGAAGGGACAGGTAAAAGTGGGACCCGCCACCAAGGAAGCACATTCTGAGTTTCTTTCCATAGATGCGGGAGAATCATCCGCAGTAAGCACAGGATTCAAACGATTGGATTTTTGTCTAAGCGGAGGATTCCAACCGGGAAAGCTTTATGTCCTAGCCGCAAGACCTGGGGTAGGGAAGTCAGGACTCGCATTGCATTTCTCTCATGAGATTGCCAAGAGGGGATACCGTGCAAGCTACGCATCTTTGGAGATGAGTGCTTCGGAATGCTCCGGGCGGTTACTCTCCCGCGAGAGCGGGGTTGCCCGCCCACGCATGAAAGGGGATCTTCTCCCCGCACATCGTAAGAAGCTCGAGGATGCCACAAAGAGGATGCAGGGATGGCCCATCACCTTCAAGGATGACAACAAGGCCACGCTTGATTCCATCCGCGCCTTTCTCGCCCAAGAACGAGTGAAAGGAGATGTGGGGTTGGCGGTGATTGATTATTTGCAATTAGTCTCCGCTCCAGGATACGAATCCCGCGTGCAGGAGATCACCGCCATTTCTCGTAGTCTCAAACAGATCAGTATGGAATTACAGATTCCGGTCCTCGCCCTTTCTCAATTATCAAGACAATGCGAGATCAATAACAGAAAGCCCATGCTCTCCGATCTGAGAGACTCCGGGAGTATCGAACAGGATGCAGATTGCGTGTTTCTCCTATCAGTTGAGGACAAGGTGGATGAGACCAAGGACCGCATCAATTGCCATATCGCCAAAAACCGCGGTGGAGAGACTGATCTCATGGTCACGCTTGGTTTTGAGAAGAGTACGGGCAATTGGACTACAAGCCTAGGCGAAAAGAAAGAAACAAAGCCTTGGTGAACTACAGATGGATACTAAAAAGCACGATAGAGGCTCAGGAAGGCATCAAATCGTGCTTTTTGGGGGTAGGGTCCGATAGATTAGACAGATTTTTACATCAAAACGCTTTCTAGGTGCCTTCCTGCCGATTTCTCTTATTCCACCATTCCAACGCCCTGGGCGCGTACCTCATCAGCAAAAAGATGATAAGACCCAACGCCAGGCGTGCAATTGTGTCGGACTCGTTTTTACTTCTCATTAATTGAAGTTAAAATGTAACTGCAATTTCTCGCGCTCAGTCAGCCTCACATGTGCGCGTTTCTCCTTACGCTTAGCGCGGATCGTTTCACGATCGCCCGCCTTGCGTTCCCTCGTTTCTCTTTCCTTTCGTGCTTTCTCGCCTATCTCGATCAATTGACTGACCGCCTGAGCGAATAGGTTTTCGGCGTGCTTCATTGGTCCCCGCCTTTCTCGTATTGGATAAGATCCCAGGCTATGACAGCGAAAACCGGAACCCAGGGTAAAAAGAAAATTAGTTCAAATAGTGTATTCATATGTATAAATGTGTAGTATATTCAAGTAAATAAAAGCGCGTTTCTCGTTTGGATTAGAACCGCGTCTAGTCGAGTGCTTTCTCTAGATCAATAATGATAATATTTAAGTCCTGTTTTATCTCGCTCATCTTATCCCAGGAAAAGCCTTTTTCTTCCATTTCTCTTATCATGGCTTGCAAGCTTATGAGTTGACCAAGTAAAGCGCGTGTTTGTTCCTTATTCATTTATTCTTCTTTCTATATTCTTTAACTTCTTTAGATGTTCCGCATTCATCGCACAAATTAAAATTCCATTGCCCGCGGTCATAAAAGAAAAGCCAATTTGCTTTAATTTGTTTGCAATGCGGACAAGTGCTTTTTTCGTGTTCGGGTATTTGCTTAAAAAGTTTTGAATTCATTTCTCTTATCCTTTCTAGCTGTGTATTCCAATACCAATTACAACGCCGCGCAACCTATCGGAACCGCACGCATGCTGTTTGCGTGCAATGCAATTGCCACATGCTCCCGGACAAGCAAAGACTTTCTTATGGCCCGCTTTTCTCAATTGGATTGCAACTTCTTTACGGTATTCGTTTGAACCATCATTGTCTTTGTCCTGGTAGGCCTTGCTAGTTATCCATTTCCTTGCAACGGGGACCGCTACAAACTCGCCGCGCGTGCAATCCAATTGCAAAACCTTATCTTTAACTTTGGAACCGTACCGGGACCCGCTTGAAACATTTAAAAGATAGTTTGCCGGGAAAGAATACCCTTGCTTGTCCAAAGTAAGAAATAATTGCCATGATTTTGAATAACCGTATACCTTCAAATCTTCCCGCGCTTTGCATTGGTCCATCCAAAAGCGCAAAATTGCTAAATTGGCAAAATCCCCGTCAACATAAAGGCGAACGGTCCGCCCGGCGGGAATATTAGCAAATTCATTTGAGATTAAGGCCCGGCCCGCTTTTGACCGTAAAAGAATACTGTTTTGCAATTGCCGGAAAAAAGCCGCCGGGTAACGCCACCCGGTAAATGAATAGCACCAACCTTTCCCAAAGTTTTCCGGCGTAAAATCATTGTCCCCGTACAAACAAGCGCCCGCACCCGGACAATCGAAACCGGGTAAACTCGAAAATGCATAGAATGGCAATTTCATGTTACCTGATTCTGCAAATACGGAAAAATACAACGGCCCGCTTTGATCTTCGAACCAAGAAAGGAACCGCGTTGCATAGTACTTAGTGGTACCGCGTGCGCTCGGATCTCCAGGAATAGCCGCAATAAGTTTGGAGAGTAAGGGTAAATCATTGGCAAGCGCGGCCCGCGCTAAATCAATTTTACCCGGCGTGGATAATTTGGGTGGAATCATAGTTTTTTCTTTCATGCTTCCATCTATAAACTACAGATAGCAACAAAGTCAAACAAATAAAACAAAAAAGTGTATTCATACCTTTAACACTATAGAAACGCGCTCCCTTACTTCGCGGATCAGCGGATCGTTTCACGATCATATGATCAGCGCCAAGAGCTACCACATGAGCAATGGATTGACGCGGATCAAGGCAAAAAGCGATTGACGCAAATCGACAGATATCAATGCATTTCTGCACCCATGGCTAAAAAATCACTATTGCAAGTAACTTGCAATAAGAGATTGCACGCAATGCGGAAAACAGCTTGCCATGAATCCGCAAGAATCCGCTTAAAACCTAGCATGTTTTCCCGCTTTCCTGGCGTGCAATTGCGTAAAGTGCTGATAGTCAACGCTATCATGTAGCATGTGACTTAGAATCACATGCTTTCGAGCTAACGCGCGTTAACGCCAGGCGCGCAGACCCGGGGGGGCGGGGGTGTGCGCTCGTCCGCGCTAATTCTGTATTATCATCACCACCCCGCATAATTTTTTCGCCATACGGTTTCCCCGCAAATCGCGCCTCCTGCCATACGGTTTCCCCGCCATTTGCCTTATCCCTCACATCAAGCGTTAGTCCTCGCCTTATACGCGGATCGGTTCCCGATCATCCGTATTGTACGAAATGCTGTACAGGTGGTTCTACGGGGTTTTAAAGAGATCCCACGCCTCGCGGTATTTTTCGTGCTTTGCCTTGGAGAGTGGGTTATGAGCGTAGAGGGATATGCGCAGGGCCTGGTTTAGTTCGAGGCATGGTATTATGTACCAAGTGGGTATAGCTTCGACATAAGCGGCGAGTATGTCGACTTTCGTGCAATCTATGGTCATTTTCTTGGAAGTGCCTGATGCGGTGGTGATCATATATCTGCCTTGTCCGGCATTTGCTTTATCGAATACTTTATCCTTAGTGCCTTTGATTTGTACTTTGAATACTTTGCCCGCTTGGTTCATGACTAGGCAATCCTGAGGTAGGTAATCGCCCAGGGGGGTAAATACTTCAAGATTACGGGATAGTGCTTCCGTGAAGAATGTTTGTTCGTAGAGGGAGCCTCTACGCTTCATCAGTTACTTCGATGACCTTATCCTTGGAGGCTTGCTTGGGGAGTGAATCTGTGGCCTTCTTGGCACCCTTGAGGATGGATCTTACTTTATCCGGGGTCATATCGGAGGAACCTAGTTTGACATTGGCGGAAGCGGTGATGTTGGTGGGTCTTCCGTTGATGGTCATTAGTTTGTCAAAGAGTACGGATAGGGTATAGGCGAGGTTTTGGGGAGGTATCTGATCGAGTTTTTCGTGGATGAGGTTGAGGTTGTCTCCGACTATGGCGGATAGTTTATTGGAAACTGCGTTTAGATATTCCTGTTCAGTCATTTCGAGGCGGTAGCGCAGGAAGTGGCGTGTATAGTCCTGGATATCCTTTTGTTTCTTTGTGGGGTTGTTTGCCTTTGCCTGGAGCTTTCGTGTCTCATTGGCTGCATTTGCTTTCTTCATGGCAATCTTGGCGGCAGAATCGATGATATCGTTTTTAAGGTCTTTGCGTAGAGCTTTTACGGTGGCTTTGTTACCCATGATTTATTTTTTTGCACAAAAGGGTTGACAGGTCAATGCATAAACTACAATAGGTGACACATGGATACGGAACGGGCGGGAAAGATATTGGAGAGGCATGGTCTTACGAAGAAGGCATTTGCTGACATGATGGGGGTGAAGGCGAGTACTGCGAGGATGGCGTTCAGTCTGAAGAGGTTCAGCAAGAAGATGGTGGCTAAATTGGAGGAGTTGGAGGAGGAGTTGAATATTCAGCGAGATTTAGCGGAAGTGGATGAGATGATAGATGAGGCCCAGGAGAAGAGGGTAAGTATTATTGAGGGGATGGTGAGGCAGAGTAGGGGGAATGCTTTGGTGCAGGATGCGAAGGTATACGGGGTGCCTAAGAATAGATTTATTAGATTGATAGAATTTGCGGATGGTAGTCATGGAAAGTTTAGGAGCAAACCGGGCAAGTATTTGAAGTTGGGAGAGAGTGTGAAGGTGAAGCATTTGGACAGGGATATGTGGGAAGTGGTTAAATGAATTTCAGAGCAATCCTAGTTTTGGGCCGCAAGGCGATAGGAAAACGAGGGATACCTCCACGACACTCGGTGGGCTAGGGTTGCTCTATTTTTATGTGATGGATGATATGGATTATATGTTTGGTACTCTTCTTAGTTCTGAGGAGATCAATCGTGGATGGCGGTATTTTTGGTCGAATTGCGAGTTACGCTACCGCGAGGGGGAACGAGATCCTGATTGTCCGGCAAATACCTGGAGGACGGATATTCCACGCAGGATGCCCAAGGCGCGAGCCGAATTAAATTTTAGAAATGAACGCAAAAAGAAAACTAATTCATGAGTTAAAAAATACTTTCCATCGATGGGAAGAGGAGAGTGATCTGTTTGATGATAGTATTATTGATGCCTGCAAGAAGGCATTGCGCGAGTACTATGATGAACAGGTGATCGTATTCGATAGTGATATCGAGTTGGTGGATGACGAGGATGAGGAAGAGGAGGAGTGAATGTGTATAAGCCAACAGGGGAGAAGCTTGAGAATTGGCCCCAATGGGTGGGTCGTTTATCCGAGGAGAACCTGGAACTGAAGAAGAGGGTGGATCAGTTGGAGAGGGAGAATGCGGAGTTAAAGAGAAGATGCTGTGATTTATTCAGCGAGGTGATTGAGGCAAAAGCGAGTCATGCGAAGTGAAAGTACCACCGGGATGGAATCCGATCTTTTGGAAAAAATATGGGCGAGCAATACCACTATCCGTTCAAAGCTTACCACGACCCGACTTGAAAAAGTTGGGTCCCCCACCATCGAAATTAGACCAAGAGACATTGGAACGGATACGCAGGGATTCAGCGTTGGAGAAGCGCAAATCCCGGTCCAAACGCTCAAAGAAGGGATAGTGGTGGGCATGGAGATACAGGCGAGAGGATGATTAATGTATTATCACTAGGTGCAGGAGTTCAGTCATCCACAATGGCGTTAATGGCGGCGAAGGGAGAGATTACTCCGATGCCTGATTGTGCGATCTTTGCAGATACACAAGCAGAACCACAAAGTGTGTACGATTATTTGGATTGGTTAAAGAAGCAGTTGCCGTTTCCTGTGTATCGGGTTTCGGCGGGAAGTTTGACAGAGAAAGCACTCAAACCATTTAAAAGAAAAAGTGATGGTAAGCACTACATGGCAAGAGAAATACCTCTTTTTGGTATTTTACCAAACGGAAAGAAGACGGGTGCTATTGGCAGGCAATGTACTAATGATTTTAAGATTCAACCTATACTTAAATTTATTAAGAAAAAGTTTAATGTAAAACGAGGTGAGAAGCAATGTAGGGTAGAAGAGTGGGTTGGTATATCTTGGGACGAATTGCAAAGAATGAAGGACTCTAGAGTACCTTGGTCGCAAAAGCGTTACCCTTTGATTGAGGCAAGAATTACTAGAATAGACTGTAAAAAATGGCTCAAAGCTAATGGCTACCCTGAGCCGCCTCGAAGTGCGTGTTATTACTGCCCTTTTCATAACAACGAAGATTGGAGGCATCTTAGGGATAATGAGCCTGTAGAGTTTCAAAAAGCTATCAACTTCGACAAGGAAATCCGACACCAATATGCAAAATACGATAAGATGAAAATGCCTGTTTTTCTGCATTCATCATGTAAACCTTTGGATGAAGTTGATTTAAGAACTGATGAAGAGAAAGGCCAACTCACATGGGACTTTATGGCAGAATGCGAAGGGATGTGTGGGGTATGAGATTATTTATATTAGCTTGGGTGCAGGTTTCATTGATCTCATTAAATACATGGCAGATTGCTAATCATAAAATTATCGGCTCAATTGTAGTTGGTTTTCTAATCAGCCTTGTTTGGACATTCAATGTTCAGGATATCAGTAAGTCTGACCTTGGGGCGAAGTTTATGTACGCCGGAGGTGCGATGACAGGAACTGCAACAGGTTTGGCATTATCGATTATTTTTTACGAGTAAGGATGAAAGTAGAATTACAACCCGATGAGATACAGGTCTGCCAAATGGTGGGCAGAATGCGCAGTCTGATTGCCCGTGGCAACGGGGTGCGTGACGCGAAGATGGGTAACCAGGATGGTAGCGAGGCGGATGTGATGGGCATGATGGCGGAGTATGGTTTTGCCAAGCAGATGAATGTATTCCCTGATCTAGGTCTTACACCTAGGAGTGGATCTGCGGATGGCAAGATGGCAAGCGGTAAGCGTTATGATGTTAAAGCGTCAAAGCATAAAGGAGCAAGATTGCTGAGTACGCTAAAGGTGAATCCTGATGTGGATGTTTATGTACTGTGCGTGGTGGATGGAAACACTTTGGATTTTAAGGGATGGGCATGGAAGGATGAACTTATCAAGGAAGAGAACAAAATAAATCTCGGACATGGTCTCGGTTATGCCTTAGATCAGGATAAGCTGAGAGGATTTGATGCCTAAGATAACCTACGCAGATGAGGTAGATGCCCACTTTGGTATTCCGTGGATACCTGACCTGAAGTATGAGAAGGGCGAGCTTGCGTGTGCATTATCAGGCGAGGAGATAGATGCCCTGCCGCAGGAGCGCGCAGAGACTTTGTCCCGTTTGATATTGGACCAACCGGAGTCGGAGAAGGAAGATCCAATCCAATGGGGTTGGACTCTTCCTGGATGGAGGCGGGTCATGGATAATTGGAAGGATAATAAGATCCATGTGGTGCTTGGTGGAAACCGGAGTTCCAAAACTACCTTCGCGTCCCGTCTTCTTGTGCATATGGCACAGACTATTCCTGAAGCGGAGATTCGTTCTTTGCATGTATCGGAGGAGCGCAGTATTTCGGATGCCCAACGGTACATATGGGAAGCACTTCCCATGAGGTACAAGCGGGCAAAGAAGAAGAGCGAGAACCATTCCTTGCAGTACACACAGAAGAATGGATTCAATTCCGCCAAGGCGATCCTACCACCAACCACGCCAGGTGCGGAACGGGGGAGTACAATATCTTTTAATAATTACAGGCAGTATCAGGCAGACCCGCAGATATTCGAGGGATGGTCAGCGCATTGCATTCACATGGATGAGGAGGCACCTGAGAGTATCTTCGAGACATTGGTGGGCGGTAGAACCGTGGACTATCATGGACGGGTACTGTTGACCTTCACGACCTTGCAGGGATGGACCCCATTGATTAATAGTTTATTGAAGGGTGCGGAGACTGTGGAGTCGAGATATAGCGAATTGATGGGGCGAGAGTTACCTGTTGAGCAGATATCCACCAATTGGCCTGATTGTCGGATTTATTACTTTTGGTCTGAGATGTCCCCGTTCGTTGACTACAGCGAACTTATTCGAACCTACTCCAAACAACCGCAGGAAGTGAAGCTTGCCCGTCTTTACGGGATTCCAAGTAAGGCGATGGAGGGGAGATTCCCTAAGTTTAATAGAGACACTAATGTTGTCCCCCATGAACGAATCCCCTTCATCGCTGATCCTACGGTTCGAACCACCCGGTACTTTGTCTGCGATCCCGGTGGATCAAAACCTTGGGTCGCGATATGGGCGGCAGTCCTGGAGGATGGCACGATCTATGTGTACCGGGAGTTCCCTGATTCATCAATGGGTCAATGGGCATTGCCACATGTGAATGGTTTGGGCAAGAGCGTGGGTAAACCAGGGCCTGCACAGCGTCCGCTAGGATGGGGGTACTCAGCATATAAGGAGCATTTCGAGGCTTTGGAGCAGGGCGAGGATATCTTTGAGCGAATCGTTGATCCTCGTATGGGAGCCGCCACGGTGCGCGAGAAGGAGGGGGAGAGTAATATTATTAACACTATGGCGAATCTTGACTTTGTTATGCGACCCGCACCGGGCGTGGAAGTGGAGGCGGGTATTGCAAAAATCAATGATGCACTAGCATGGGATGATACGGAACCAATGACAGAGAAGAACAGACCCAAACTCTTCGTATCTGACAGGTGCGATAATTTTATTAGCTCGATGCTTGAGTATACGGGGAGTTCCCGCCAGGAGCATTTTAAGGATTTTGTGGATACTATCAGATATTTAATGGTCAGCGGACCTGACTATATTGGTGGTGGAAGCCTGATGTGTACAGGTGGCGGTGGATATTGACTTGCCATGTCAACTACAAAAGGGTACATTATGCTACGCATATGCAGTCTGCCGCCGATGACGAATTACTTTATGTCAGTAAAGAGCCTGATGTTGACTATCTTGCGGAAACCTACCGCAGGACTCAGTCGGAGTTGGGCGAATGGTTAGACCGTAGACAGCGCGATTACGATGTAAGAAATTGTTTATGGGCAGGAAAGTCCGATGATTTCAAGAAGCATTCCCATCTAAGCCAAACCGGAGAGGTATTCCCCTGGGATGGTGCGAGTGATCAAGAGATTCGCATGGTGGATAATCAGATAAACAAGTGCGTGGCTATGACTACAAATGCGGTAAGATCCGCACATATCGTGGCTACCCCTGTGGAATCAGGTGATGTTGAGCGTGCTAATGTAATATCCATGTTCCTTCGTTGGTTAATGAACTCCAAGATGGAGGAGTTTTACGATCAATTGGAATTAGGATTAAACCACTTTTTCGAGAAGGGCCTGATGGTCCACTATGTTTATTGGGACTCCAAGGAACTTAAACAGCAACAAACCATCCGCCTGGATGAGATCGCACAGGCACTTCCACAGATCGCACAAGTGATCCAGGATGGAAGTATGGATGAGGAGTTATCTGCCGCGTTAAAAGACCAATTTAAAGTATCCAAGTCCAAAGCAAAAGCTATGCTTCGCGAACTTCGCAAGGATGGCACTACCACAGTACCCGTTACCCGCCAGGTCGTAAATCGACCCCGCATCAAAGCATTGGCACCGGACGAGGATGTTATTTGGCCTAACTATACAATTGATCCGCAGGAGGCACCATATTGCTTTCATGTATTGCATATGACACCGGAGCAGTTGGAATCCAAGGTTAGCTCCGAAGGATGGGATGCCGAGTTTGTAGAAAAGGCAAAGAACTTAGCCAAACATACACAGGCAGACAATAGTCTCTATAATGTGCGTCAGGAGGATGCGATAATCCGTGATGATGATGAGACTATTAGAATAGTGTACTGTTATCAAAGACTCCTAGATGAAGACGGAGTCCCCGGTATCTACTGCACAATCTTACATCCCGATATTCCTGAGTTGTATGCCAAACATGAACTCATGGATTACGCTCATGGTAAGTATCCATTCGTGGTTACGAAATATGAGAATGTAAGCAAGAGACTTTACTCATCCCGCTCAATCCCTGAAGTGGGAGAACCTCTTCAGCAGGTAGCCAAGATTGAAAGTGATGCACTAGTTGACCGTCAATCATTAGCAACTTTGCCCCCGCTTGAACACCCTCTCGGAAGGCCCCCCACGAAGTATGGTCCGGGGGTTCGTATCCCGTATCGTACACCTGGTGAGATCCGTTGGGCAAACACACCCCCATTTGATGGCGGAAATGTGGAAGTCCGTAGATATATACAGGAATTATTCGACCGCTATATGGGGAATAACGCTCCAGGCGTTGACCCCGTGGAAGCGCAGAACAAACAGCAGGCCATGATCAATAAGGTATTTAACCACCTTAAATATGTGATCGACCAAGTATGGACGCTGTATCAGCAGTATGGACCCGATGCAGAGTTTTTCCGAGTTACCGGAATGCAGGACATACAGAAATTTAATAAGGGCAAAGCAGGTGAAAGATTCGACTTTTACTTGCAGTTTGATGTGGCAACCCAAGATCCTGCACAAATGCTTGAGCGCGTAAAAGCGGTTGCCGAGCTTGCCCCTGCACTCGATAGATCAGGCACTCTTGATACCGAGAAGATGCTTCAGATCGCAGTTGGGCAGATCATGCCTGGTGCGTCTGAGAAGATCATGATCCCCAAGGAGACAGCATCGCAGAAAGCGGTGGATGAGGAGAGGCAGACAATTGCAGAGTTAGTGGCAGGAGTACCGCCCAATGTTCGTCCGCAGGATGCACATGAGATGAAGATGCAAGTATTTCAACAATGGTTATCACAGCCTGATATTCAACAGAAGGCACAACAAGATCCGGCCTTGCAGGAGCGTATACAGAACTACATGCAACAGCGTCAGATGCAGATCACACAGAAGCAAAATGCTCAGATCGGCAGACTCGGTGCGGCTCCCACGCAATTCGGACAAACCGCTCAAACAGAAGCGGCATAGAAAGGGACATATATTATGCCAATGGTAGGTAAGAAAAAATTCGGTTACGGCACAAAAGGTAAAGCGGCGGCTAAGGCTTATGCGAAGAAGACCGGGAAGAAGATGGTCAAGCGCAAGAAGAAGTGAGTATCACTTATCGCAATGAGCGATTTTCAGGATATAACAAACCTAAGCGAACTCCTGGAAAGTCTAAAAAGTTTGCCGTACTTGCCAAGGAAGGTGACAAGGTACGCCTTGTTAGATTCGGAGATCCTAATATGCGAATACGAAAATCCGAACCCGCACGGCGTAAATCCTTCCGAGCGAGACATAAGTGCGATGAAAAGAAGTCTAAATTAAGCGCCGGATATTGGTCTTGTAAGAAATGGTAGGATGCCAAAGGACGCATGTTATAAGAAAGTAAAGGCACGGGTAAAAGTATTCCCGTCTGCCCGTGCGTCTCAACAAATCGCCAAGTGCCGTAAGGCTAAAGGTCAGGTAAAGAAGTCCGCCAAAGGTGCATCCCTTAAAAGATGGAAGGACGAAAAATGGAAAGATACCCGCACAGGTAAACCATGCGGACAGGGCGGTAAGAACGAATATTGCCGACCCACCAAAAGAGTTTCTAAGAAAACCCCAAAAACAAAAAGCGAAATGTCCAAGAGTCAGCTTGCCCGCAAGAAAGCGGAAAAGCGAAAAGTAGGAATGGGCAGGCGCGTAAAACCCGTGAGAAGAAGAGCATGAGAAGATGTCTCATTTGCAGAAGGAAATCTATTGGATTGTACTGCTCGCGATGTTCTTCATCGAACGAGATGTGATCCTGGACACCATGTTTGCGATCCTAAATATTATTTACGACAATTTTAAATGAGCAAAACGAATCACGAAATTAATCATGAAGATGCAATTAGAGCGCTGTCCGCTCTCAAAAACGACCCCCACTTCAAGCGATATATTGAAATGCGTGAAAGTATGCGTGAAGAAACTATCCGGGCGTTGCAGGCTCCTGAGAGCATTGCGGACACAAACAGACACTTTTACATCACAGGGAAGCTCGAAGCGATAGACGAGGAATTGGACATTTTCTACAAGCTTTAGCTCGTTCCACAGAGATAATACCCTCTGCGCTAGGGGTGGCGCAGGGGGTTTTTTATTGCCATTGTCAAGACAATATACTACATTTTGCTACACTAGGCTACTGCCTTGATTATTATGGAAACATTAACCGAAGAGGTTGTCTCGGAGTCCTCTGAAAATTCCGTGGAAACAGAAACGAAAGCAGACGGGAATGTCTCGATGGCCGAATTTGCGGATCAGTTATTGAAACGCAAGCAAGTTACCGAAACGGAACCGGAAGCTACCACCGAGGAGATGGACGAACCCGCTGAAGAATCTGCGGAGCCTACGGAAGTCGCCGAGGAAACTACCGCCGAAGAAACGGATGAAACAGAAAATGTGCCGTCCCCACAATCTTCGGAAAATGTTCTTTCAAAGTATGGTATCGACCTGGACAACTTGTCCGAAGAGGAAAGTCGCGAACTCGCAAAATCGCTGAACGCATCTGCGGTTAAACGGTTTGGCAGACTTACCGCTCAGAAGAAAGCACTCCTTGCTGAAAACGCTGAACTGCAAGCGCAAGCCGAGCAGGCACAGCAAACGCAAGAGACTGACACTCCTGGGTTCCTCAAGGATAACGCTCTTCACAATGTGGTTAATGAGCAGGCACTCATGAAAGAAGTCGAGAATCTAAACACTCTAATCGAGTGGGCAGAGGATGGGATGGAAAACGAAACCCAATATGACGATGACGGAAATGAGTATGTCCTCAAGGATGGTGACAAAACTTACACCAAGGCCGAACTGCGGAGAATACGATCCAATGCGAAGAAGATAATTCGCAAGGATGCCCCCGCAAGACAGGCATGGATTAAGGAGCGTCAAGCATCTGATCAGCAGGCCCTACAAACCTTCGAGTTTTTAGGAGACGCGGAGAGTGATGACTACAAGCTCTTCATGCAAGTGAAGAACAACAAGTTGTACAAGCCATTGGTGGATCATTTACCAAATTCAAACTTTGCCCTGGCACTCATGGTGGAGGGATTGAATGCGGTAAAGGCACGCCAAGGTGAACAGGCGAAACCCGCCCCCAAGCCAAAAGCACCCGTGGCATCCACGGAGGCAGGAGCGGCAAGGGCAAAGACTCCACAAGCACAGAAGACGAAGGCTGTGGAGGCGGCATACAAAAAGTACGAACAAACCGGATCTATGGCGGACTATCAATCTTATCTAAAACTTAAAAGGAATTAATAAAAAATGGCATCTACAAAAACATATTCAGTAGCCGGAAACAGGGAAGACCTCAGCGACATAGTCACACTGCTTGAACCTGAGTCAACCCCATTGGTATCAATGGCTAAAAAAGCAAACGCAACAGGTACATTCTTTGAATGGCAGACCGATGACTTATCAGAGGTTTCATTTAATGGAGTACTTGAGGGCGAGGACGCATCATCTTTTGATGACAAAGCCGCTAACCGTGCAAAGCTTGGTAACTATGTACAAAAGCTTCGCAGAACTTACGCAGTTTCCGATCTTCAGGAAATCGTTGATACAGCCGGAGTTGCAAGCGAGTACGCAAATGCCGAAAGCAAAGCTGTTCGCGAACTTAAAAGAGATCTCGAATCTGCTGTTTGTTCAGCACAAGACCGTGATGCTGACGATGGAACCAATCCATACAAAACTCGCGGTATGCTCAAATGGTTAGGAGTTGGTGGTCAGCCTGCTGATGTCCCTGCTGCATTCCAAAATGTCGCTAACGACACAACCGGAACTCAGACTGAGACTACTTTCAATAATGTACTCCAAGAGCTTTACGAAGCCAATGGAATGCCTGGTGGACAACTCACCTTGATTGCGGGTCCTGGACTGAAACGCGAAATCTCAAACTTCGCTCGTCAGGAAGGTACTACAACATCCTTAGCATTCTCTGTAACTCAGCCTGCTGAAAGTAAGAAGATCAGTCTTACAGTTTCAGTATACGAGGGAGATTACGGGGTTGTAAATATCCTGCCATCCGTGTTCGTTAACAGGACATCCGGAAGTGCTACTATCGATGCAGACGCAGGACTTCTTATCGATCCTGAGTATGTAGGTATCCACATGCTTAAAGCTGAGTCTACTTCTGAGCTTGAGAATCGTGGCGGAGGTCGCAGAGGTTTTGCGGATCTCGTAGCTGGCCTTGCCTGCTATAGCCCAAAAGCACACGGTTACTTCAACTAATCGGGTTTTTAACGGAGGGGGGTTCGCGATGCGGACCTCCCTCTAACCTTTACTAAAAATGGCGGAAATATTCTTACCTAAATGGAAAAGCGGAAACGGATCGCAGTTTATGAAGAACCTCGACCGTTATTTGCGTTACGAGGTAGACATGGAAAAATCACAGTTAGCTATGCGTGAAGCACAATGTCGCAAAGAGAACCGCGAGATGGGTTCCGCCAAGATGGAAGGGCTTGGACAACTAAAAGCATCCATCCCTGCCCGCGATTATTTTCGTTGGCATCAATTTA